TACAGTGATAGGCACCCTAACAGACTTATTGCCTGCGGTAGCGGCTTTATTTACGATTGTTTGGACAGTAATTCGTATCTATGAAACCAAGACAGTTCAAGGATGGATTGATCGTGCCAAGCGTAAGTAAGAAACAACACAATTTCATGGCGGCTGTGGCTAATAACCCAAAGTTTGCCAAAAAAGCAGGAGTGTCTTCTGCGGTTGGGAAGGAATTTTTAACTGCCGACAAAGGCAAAACATTTAAAGAAGGTGGAACCATGAAAAAAATAGACGCAAAGAAAAATCCAGGTATGGCTAAGTTACCTACAGCTGTACGCAATAAAATGGGTTTTATGAAAGAGGGCGGCAAAGCGCACTCAGATGTAGCTAAAGACAAACCCATGATGAAGAAGGTAGCAGCTAAAGCTGTTAAAGGTCACGAAAAGCGTTTGCACGGTATGGCTAAAGGCGGTGGTATTGAAGTCAAAGGCAAAACCAAAGGCAAAATGGTCAAGATGAACAAAGGCGGTATGGGAAAGTCTTGCTAAATGCCAATTGAACCTGTAGACCCTTCTAAAAAGACTGGTGGTGATGGTAACGAAAAGTATCCAGCCAAGCCAAAGCATGGTCCTGGCGAGTTTGATAAAACGCTTGAGGATGCTAAAAAGCGCTTTAAAGAAATTGCTGAAGAAGGTAAAAAACAGGGTGATATTAAGAAACAATATTGGGATATAAATCCTCCAAAAGGTAGTGGCGGTGGTGGCGGCGGTGGAATTAAGTCCATGAAGTATGAGCCAAAGACTTTTAAATCGGGTGGTAAAGTAAGTGCATCATCCCGTGCTGATGGCATAGCCCAGCGTGGTAAGACTAAAGGAAGGATTGTGTAATGCCTAATTATCGTAAACCCACAGTTAAAGAGAGCGAGAAGCTCGAAAAGTCTCGTGAAATGATGGTTCAAGGTATTGAAGGAGAGAAAGATATTTTCTCTAAAATGATGCCAACCATGGCTAAAGCAGCTAGAGACGAAATGAGAGCAGCTCGTGCTTTGCGTGAATCTGTTCCTGCTAGCGCCCGTGAGGGTGAGGCATATGAGTATGCTGGGTATAAAAAAGGTGGTAAGGTATCTTCAGCATCTAAACGTGCTGATGGCTGCGCTATCCGAGGGAAGACAAAAGCATGAGAGCCAGTCGTGGTATGGGTGATATAAACCCTTCTAAGATGCCTAAAGGAGTTAAGAAAGCTCGTAGGGACGATACTGACTTTACTCAATACAAAGAAGGCGGTAAAGTTAATGCAGCTGGAAACTACACCAAACCTAGCCTTCGTAAACGGATTGTGTCGCAAGTTAAAGCTGCTGCAACGCATGGTACTGGCGCAGGTCAGTGGTCGGCTCGTAAAGCCCAATTGGTAGCAAAAAAATATAAGGCGGCTGGCGGTGGTTATAAATGAGTGGATTAGCAAAGTCACAGCGTTCTTTAAAGGCTTGGGGCGATCAAAAGTGGACAACCAAGTCAGGGAAGAAGTCGTCCGAAACGGGCGAGCGGTACCTGCCAAAAAAAGCAATACAAGCCCTAAGCCCGCAGGAGTACGCAGCAACAACACGAGCAAAACGGCAAGGAAAAGCACAGGGAAAGCAGTTCGTCCCGCAGCCAAAAAAAGTAAAAGCAAAAGTAAAACCATATAGGAAAATATGAGTACTTCAGGCACAACCACTTTTAATTTAGACCTTAACAACCTCATCGAAGAGGCTTTTGAGCGTTGTGGCTCAGAGCTTCGTACTGGTTACGATATGCGTACTGCTCGCAGATCCTTAAACCTATTGACGATTGAGTGGGCAAACCGTGGTATTAACCTCTGGACAATTGAGCAGGGACAAGTTGCAATGGTCACTGGACAAGGAATTTACCCTATTCCAGTCAATACAATTGATCTTTTAGACCACGTAGTTCGCCAAAATAACGGTGTTACCAGTAACCAGATTGACATCAACATTACCCGTATTTCTGAGTCTACCTATTCTACGATCCCAAACAAGCTAACAACTGGACGCCCAATCCAAGTCTGGTTTAACCGCCAGTCTGGGCAGTCTAATTTGACCACTGTGACCTTAAACGGCACAATTAATGCTACAACCACATCTATTACCGTTAGTGATGCCAGCACCCTTCCTATCGGTGGCTTTGTCAAGATTGATAACGAAACAATTAGCTATGCCAACGTTATTGGTAACGTCCTAACAAACTGCTACCGTGGTCAGAACGGCACTACAGCTGCAAGCCATACAACAGGCGCAGCTCTTACAGTACAGAACCTTCCATCCATTAACGTTTGGCCCACACCTGATGCTGGTGGTGGTCCGTATACTTTTGTGTATTGGAGGTTGCGTAGGGTTCAGGATGCTGGGTCTAATGGAACGGTAGAGCCTGATATTCCCTTTCGCCTATTACCTTGTATGGTGGCTGGATTGGCTTTCTATATGGCTCAAAAGTTACCAGACGGACAGGCACGGGTGCAATTTTTAAAGCAAGAATACGAGGAGCAGTGGCTCATGGCTTCTACGGAGGACAGAGAGAAAGCCGCTTCTAGGTTCGTTCCTAGGACGACCTTCTATGCCTAATAAATATAGTAGTGGCAAATTTGCAATTGCCGAATGTGACCGATGTGGTCAGCGGTATAAGCTAAAGGAGCTTAAGAAGTTAGTTGTTAAGCAACAGATAAAGAACATTAAGGTTTGTCCTAGTTGTTGGGATCCAGATCAACCGCAGTTGTCGTTAGGTTTATATCCAGTTGATGACCCACAGGCTGTACGGGAGCCACGCCCTGATGTAAGCTATACGGTATCTGGAACAAGTGGTTTGCAATTAAATGGATCTAACGACAATACGTTACAAGGTGTTGGGTATCCAGAGGGCGGTAGTAGAATATTTCAATGGGGATGGAACCCTGTTGGTGGTGCTAGAGATGATGGATTAACTCCTAATGATCTTGCCCCAAGCTGTTTGGTAGGAAGTGTAACGGTAACAACAACATAAGGAGTTGAAAATGTTTAAAAAAAGCGCAGATGGTATAGCTAAAAAAGGCAAGACCGAAGGCAAAAATCTAGGTGACTCAGGTCCTACTGTTCTTGGAATGAAAGCTAAACCCAAGATGGGTGGCAAAAGCCAGATGGACATGAAGAAAATGGGGCGTAATCTAGCTAAGGTTAAGAACCAAGGTATGATGCGTAAAAATGCTGGAAGGGGTCGATAATGGCTAATTACTCTAAAAAAGTAATGGGTAAGGAAGTTGGAGACGCTAAAGTCTATGCTCCTCCCCATACCATGAAAGGCAAGACAATCTCTGCTAAAGGCTTGTCTTCCAAAGGCATGACTGGCGCTCAAGAAATGGCTGATATGAATATCTCTGTTGACGGTATTAGTAAAGGTAATGGTAGACCCATAAATCAATACGGCAAGATTGAGATGCGTGGTGCTGGTGCGGCAACCAAAGGCAGAATGTCTAGCGGGAAGATGGGATGAACTATACGCAGTTAACTGCCGCAATTAAAGGGTTTGCTGAGAACGACTTCCCAGCAACAGTAGGCTCTTTTACGTCTGCTGACCAGATTGCTAGGTTTGTACAGCTTGCCGAGCAACGCATCTATAACACGGTGCAGATGCCTGCTTTCCGTAAGAACGTTACAGGATCTACAAGCAGCGGTAATAAGTATTTAGCAACCCCGTCTGATTGGCTGGCTACATTTAGTCTTGCGGTGATTAATGCGGCGAATGAGTACCACTACCTACTTAACAAAGATGTTAACTTTATCCGTGAATCCTACCCAGATACGGATGCGGCTTTTTATGCAGAGCCTCAGTATTACGCTATTTTTGACGATAACACCTTTATATTAGGACCTACTCCAGACGCCAATTACGCTGTAGAACTTCATTATTTCTACTACCCAGCGTCTATTGTTACCGCAGGAACTTCCTGGCTTGGAGATAACTTTGATTCGGTATTGTTATATGGCGCTCTTATAGAAGCTGCCAACTTTATGAAATCAGACGCTGATGCGGTTACTTTGTATAAAACAAGATATGACGCAGCCATGGCAGATCTGAAACAATTAGGCGATGCTAAAGAACGTCAAGACGCCTACAGAAGTGGACAAGTGAGGTATCCAGTAAGATGAACGTACAAGGAATAGGCGAATCCAACGGGATTCAAGTGGCAACTAAAGACTTTGGTGGGTTCACCACAGAGGAAGTCGCTGAACGGGCATTAGACAAGATTATTCAGGTAGGGGATCAGTCTCATCCTTTGGTTCGGGAGCAGGCGATTGCTTTTAGAAATCATATTCGGGAAATCCTAGTCTTTTACATGAATGAAGCGGTAAAATTTGATCGTGTAACACTAGCTCATAAGCTACGGGAAGCTGGTCATCCTGAACTAATTAAACTTTTAGAGGAGTAAATCATGGCATTTACAGGTAATTTCATGTGTACCAGCTTCAAAGTAGAGCTGATGCGAGCAGTTCATAACTTCACAACTGGCACAGGTAACACGTTTAAACTGGCTCTGTATGACAACTCAGCGTCATTCACGGCTGCGACTACTGCGTATACAGCCACAAACGAAGTAGCTGCTTCTGGTACTTATTCTGCTGGTGGTGGGACATTAACAAACGTAACTCCTACATCTTCTGGAACTACAGCGTTTACTGACTTTGCTGACTTATCGTTTACGTCTGCAACCATTACTGCATACGGAGCAATGATTTATAACGACTCAGCAGCTGGCGATCCTTCAGTTTGTATTCTAGACTTTGGTGGTGCTAAGACTTCCACAGCAGGTACGTTTACGATTATTTTCCCAACAGCAGACGCAAGCAACGCAATTATTCGTATTGCCTAGGAGCTTTAAATGGCTCTCGTAGTTGCAGACCGTGTCTGGGAAACGACATCTACATCAGGTACTGGCACTCTTACATTAAGCGGTGCGGTATCTGGCTATCAAACTTTTGCCGTTATTGGCAACGGTAATACGACCTATTACACCATTACTAACGGAACTGACTGGGAAGTTGGTATTGGTACATACACATCTTCTGGAACTACATTAAGCCGAGATACTGTTTTATCCTCTTCCCTTGGAGGTACAACTAAGATCACTGTTACTCCAGGCAGCTTTGTATTTGTTGACTACCCTGCAAGCAAAGCAGTATATGAGGACGAAAGCGGTAATGTTACTGGGTACCCTATTTCAGGCGGCACAATCAATGGCACTACTATTGGTGCTACTACCCCATCTACTGTAAACGCTACTACGATTACAGGACAGACAGAAGTATTAAAAGGTACTGGTACAAACTTATTTTTAAGAAGTAGTGATTTAACTAATGCCGCTTGGACTGCATCAAATGTAACTGTTACTGGTTCACAAACTGACCCATTTGGTGGAACTACTGCTTCTTTATTAAATGATGGTACAGCAACAGGTGCTCATATTCTTTATCAGTATGTAACTTTATCGGCACAACAATATACTTATAGTCTTTATGCAAAAGCTGGAACTGCTAATTTTATTGGTATATATCAAGGTAGTAGTGGGCAAGGTGCTTTTTTTAATTTAACTACAGGAGCATTTACTGGAAATATTGTAAGCCCTCCAATTTCATACGCATCAACAAATGTAGGTAATGGCTGGTGGCGAGTGTCTATAGTAACTTTGCCAACTGCGGGTTCTGCCCAAATGATTATAAATATGTCAGAAGATGGAATTAATTTTTCATTTACTGGCACAAGTAAAACAGTTTTTGTATCTGCGCCACAGTTAGAAGTAGGTAATATTCTTAACGCCTACATTCCCACAACCACTACAGCAGTCTACGGAACTCCTACCCTATCCTTTAGTGGAGTATCTACTATTGGACTAGAGTCTAATGGTGCTTTATTCTTACAACCAGCAGGAACAGGCGCATTACAAGCACAAGCTACTACATCTACTACAGCAGGTGGTAATGCTAGGGGTTCATACGCAGTAGATTTACAAATGCAAAGAGGTGGTGCTACTAAAGTTGCAAGTGCTACTAATTCTTTTGTTGGCGGTGGATATGATAATGTAGTTTCAGGTGGTTATGGTTCTATCATTGGTGGATATTCCAATACTGCAAGCGGTACAGCTTCTAATGCCGCAGGACAATCAAATACTGCATCAGGTACTTTTGGTTCAGTTTTAGGTGGTTACTCTAATACTGCAAGTGGCTATGATGCTGTTGTTGTAAATGGCTATTCAAACACAGCCGCAGGGTATTTTAACTTCATTGGTACTGGATATACAAACTCTGCAAATAGCGGTTCTGCCGTAACTACACAGGCAACAACTACAGTAACATCAGGCTCAACAGCCGTTACATTAAGTGGCTCAAACGCTAATATTAAAGTTGGACAATTAATTACTGGTACAGGAATAGGTATTCCTAACTATGTAGCGGCTATTAGTGGAACTTCATTAACATTAGCTATTAACGCAACTGGTAGTGGTTCACCAACTCTATCTTTCTTTACTCCTCATGGAGTAGTAGTAGGCGGTGGTAATAACCAAGCTACAGGTAGTTATTCATTTATCGGTGGTGGTGGTGATGCTGGTACTGCAAGTAACCGAAATGTGGCTAGTGGTTTATATAGTGCTGTAGTTGGTGGAAGAAATAATACAGCTAGTGGTGTTGGTTCATTTGTTGGTGGAGGTGGTGTTTTTTCAGATACTTTAGCAAATCTTTATCCAAACACAGCAAACGGTATTGCATCTTCAATTTTAGGTGGTTTAAGTAATACAGCTTCTCAAGCATATTCTTCTGTTTTAGGTGGCTACGGAAATACTGCAAATGGTATTGGCTCAACAGCACTTGGAATTCAAGCAACAACTAGAAGTATTAGCGGTAATTTTTCTTATAGCAGTTGCGATGGATCAGTAGCATTTGCTTTAGGAGTTGCACAAACCAGTATTTTGACTTTGGGTAGACAAACCACAGATGCTACAGCTACTGCTCTTACATCTAACAATTCAGCCGCATCCACAACAAACCAAGTAATACTACCTAACAACTCTGCTTATTATTTCAAAGGATCGTGTATTGCCAATGTGACTGGTGCGGCTAATGGTGCGGCATGGTCTTTTGAAGGCGCAATTATGCGTGGTGCTAACGCAGCATCGACAGTACTAATCGACACCCCATCGGTTAATCGTGTAGCGGCATCTTCTGGTGCAACGGCTTGGACTATAGCGCTTACTGCCGATACAACCAATGGTGGACTTACTGTAACTGTAACAGGCGTAGCATCCACTACGATACGCTGGGTTGCTAAAGTCGAAACAACTGAGGTAACATTCTAATGACTATTCAATACGATAATCTAAACAATCAAATTACTGTAGTTGGTACTGCATCCGACATTCCTATTGTTTTACAGCCTAAAGGCACAGGAGCATTACAGGCGCAAGTAGCAGACTCTACAACTACAGGCGGTAATGCTAGGGGTGCTAATGCTGTTGATTGGCAGACAAATAGGGATGCAGCGGCAAAAGTTGCTAGTGGACAATATGCTGTTATAGCGGGTGGTAATAATAATACGGCATCAGGCATTAATTCAGTAATTGGAGGTGGTAACAATAATTCTGCAACAACTACTTATTCAACAGTTTGTTCTGGTTTAGCCAATACAGCGAGTAATCTTGTTTCTGTTGTAGCAGGTGGTCAATCAAATGTTTCTTCGGGGTATTTAAGTTTTGTTGGTGGCGGTATATCAAATACAGCAGGTGCAAGAGATAATTCTAGTGTTGTTGGAGGTCAGTCAAACACAGCAGGAGGATTTTACAATTTTATTGGTGGTGGCTTTACTAATAGCGGAACTTCTGCATCTGCGGTAACAACTCAAAGCGGGACAATGAACGCTACTACGGCAGTCACCTTGTCAGGTAGTAACGCTAACATTAAAGTTGGTCAACTAATTACTGGCACAAGCATAGCTTCTTACACTTATGTAGCCGCTATTTCTGGAACTTCTCTCACACTATCCCAAGCTGCTAGTGGCTCATCTACATCTACCTTATCCTTCTTCACACCCCACGGTGTTGTAGTCGGTGGCGGTAACAATCAGGCAACTGGCTCATATAGTTTCATAGGAGGAGGCGGGGATGCTGGGACAGCTGCAAACCGAAACGTAGCATCGGGTGATTGGAGTGTTGTTGGTGGTGGTAGAGCTAGTACTGCTAGTGGCGTTGGTTCTGTTGTCTGCGGTGGTGGTTATTACAACACTGGGTTTGTTGGAGCAAACACTGCAAGTGGTGATGTTTCTGCGATTGGTGGCGGCTTAAGTAATAACGCTTCTGGTTTTGGTGCAATAATTAATGGCGGTTTTGCAAATACAGCAAACAGTATTTATGGCGCAGTACTAAGTGGTTCTGCAGGAAATACTAGGTCAATTGTTGGATATTCAGTTATTTCACCATCAAACAGTCCAATAGGAGGAGCAAGCGGAAGCTGTCAAATAGCCGTGTTAACAGTTGCCGCACAAACAACCGATGCCACAGCTACTGCTTTAAGAAGCGACTCATTAGCCGCAGGAACTCAAAACCAAGTAATACTACCTAACAACTCTGCTTACTTCTTTACAGGTGAAGTGGTATCAGGAGTTACTGGCGGTGGAAATACTAAAGGCTGGACTATTGAAGGTGTAATTAAACGAGGTGCTAATGCGGCATCTACGGCTTTAGTTGGAACACCTACAGTCACATCTATGTACGCTGATGTAGGTGCGGCAACATGGGCTATTGCAGTAACAGCAGATACGACCAATGGTGGTTTAAGAGTTACCTTTACTGGACAAGCAGGAACTACAATCAGAACCGTAGCACAAATCCGTACAACCGAAATGACTTATTAACAAAGGAGCAATATCATGGCATTAAAACTTGCAGTTCAGACCCAATTTGGCGTACCAGCCCCACAAGCCTACGCTAGAATCACTAACTTCTTTGGCACTAAAGACCAAATTCAAGTCCAAGTCGCTATTCATTATGACGAGTCAGCAAGGCATGGCAACATGGCTACAGTCAAAGAAAACGCACACTACATCAACATGGAAGATTTAAAGGGCGACTTAATCCCTGCAATCTACGAGGTTCTAAAGACCTATAGTGACTATGCTGGATCAGTAGACTGCTAACGTGAAATGTTTGGCTTTAACCCAATTTCCTCTGCGCCGTTTTCATCGGCAGAAATATCGCAACTTGTATTTCTTACAGGGGTATCGGGAACTGGGCAGTTAGGTAGTGCATCTGTTACGGCAGATGCTAATGTTAACGCAGTAGGAGTAAGTAGCACAGGTCAGGTTGGTTCTGTAACCACTACTGGAACGGGGTCAGTCACCCTAGTCGGTGTTTCTGCTACAGGAAGTGTTGATAGTGTTTCTGTAACGGGGTCAGCTAATACAAACGTTTCTGGCTTAGAGGCTACAGGAAATGTAGGATCTGTAACTGTTTTACCAACCGCAGATGTTTTAGTTACGGGCGTAGCGGGTACGATACAACAGGGTAGTGTATCCATAACAGGTACGGCAGTCGTTAATTTAGTAGGTGTAGCGGGGACGGTACAGCTAGGAACGGTTGTTGTAGAGCCAGGAGTTCCTGTCCTAGTTACAGGGTTACAGGCTACAGGTAGCGTTGGAAGCGTTGCTATTACTGGGACTTCTAATGTATTCCCAATAGGGGTACAGGGCGTAGGACAGGTTGGGCAAGTCTTGGTTTGGAGCGTTATTAATGACAACCAAAGCCCAGACTGGACAATAATTAGGACGGCTGCATGAGCAATGTAAGCATAGCCCTAGGGGGATTTGGTAGTCAAGGCTGGGGTGATTCTCCTTGGGGATTTGGTAATGTATCCGTTGTCGCCACAGGATTTGTAGGATCTGTTTCTATAGTAGGTACAGGTAACGTCAATGTTACAGGTTCACAGGCTTTAGGACAGGTAGGTAGCGTAACAGTAGGGGAGGGAATAGGAGTCTTTGTAGTGGGCGTTAGCTGTACGGCAAGCGTCACTTCGGTTTCTGTTTGGATTACGATAAATGATAACCAAACACCAAGCTGGGTACCTATAAATGACTCGCAATCTTCCCCTTGGAATGATATTATTGACACACAATCGCCCAATTGGGCTGAGATAGCATAAGGATAATTATGGCATCCACATATAGCGACCTAAAAATAGAGCTAATTGGTACTGGCGAACAGACTGGTACTTGGGGTACCACGACCAACAACAACTTTTCTATAGCCTTAAGCGAGGCTATTACAGGATCGGCAGACGTAGCCTTTTCAAGTGCAGACGTCACCGTCACCCTAACAGATACGAATGCCTCCCAAACTGCCCGTAATCTGCGTTTAAACCTAACAGGCACTTCAGGCGGGGCAAGGCAGTTAATCCTTGGTTCAGGCTGTCAGATTGAAAAATTATACTTAATAAACAACGGGTTAGCCGATGCCGTCACAGTTAAGAACACGTCAGGTACAGGCATAGCCGTTGCAGCTGGTAAGTCAATGTTTGTCTACAACAATGGTACTAACGTAGTAGACGCAGTTACTTATTTAACTTCCTTGACCCTTGGCACAGCCCTTCCAGTAGCTTCAGGCGGCTCTGGCGCAGCTACTCTAACTGGAGTCTTAAAAGGCAACGGCACTTCAGCATTTACCGCAGCCACAGCAGGAACAGACTATGTAGCACCTGGAACTGCAACGACATTTACAGCCCTACAGACCTTTGCTGGTACGTCTTCTAACGCAGACCTCAAGACCTCTAATATTATTGAGACCGCTACCGTCTCAGCCACAGCAGCCACAGGCACGATTAACTACGACATTACAACTCAGTCAGTTTTATATTACACAACCAATGCGTCAGGAAACTGGACAGTCAACTTCCGTGGGTCATCAGGTACATCGCTTAATACCCTTATGGCTACAGGCGAGTCTATGTCTGTCACTTTCTTGGTAACTCAGGGTGCAACGGCTTATTACAATTCAGCAGTTCAAGTAGACGGCTCTTCAGTCACTCCAAAATGGCAAGGCGGTACAGCTCCTACTAGCGGTAATGCTAGTTCAATAGACAGTTATACCTACGTCATAATTAAAACGGGAAGTGCAGCATTTACAGTACTCGCAGCTCAAACCAAATTTGCTTAAGGTCTTATAGATGCCACGTTTATCTAAAGTTGGTGCAGCAGCCCTAGCAGCCTTTGGTTGGACAGGATTGTCTTCTGTTACTGCAAGTTACCTTCAAGTAGCAGGCGGTGGTGGCGGTGGTAGTGGCGACCTTGGTTCAATTGGTGGCGCTGGCGGAGGCGCTGGTGGCTATTTAACTGGCACAACATCACTAAACACAACTCAGTCTTACACAGTTGTTGTTGGTGCTGGTGGCGCTGGCGGTGTTTATTCAGGCGCAGGAGTTAACGGTGTACAGGGGTCTAACTCCCAATTTGGCGTATTAACTGCTTCAGTTGGTGGTGGTTTTGGTGCTTACGGCACTAGTGGCGTTACTGGTGGTAATGGTGGCTCAGGCGGTGGAGGTACTTTTGGTAATGGAGGCGGCACTGCAACATCTGGGCAAGGTAGTAATGGTGGAACTGGGTCAAGTTCTTTAGATTGCCGTGGATCAGGTGGAGGTGGTGGAGCAAGTGCTGTAGGCTCAAATGGCTCATCTGCTGGTGGCGGTAATGGCGGTAATGGTACTGCTTCATCCATCACAGGTTCTTCTGTAACTTATGCTGGTGGCGGTGGTGGTGGTGCTTTGTATCGTGGAGGCGGTTTTACTGTTCCAACAGTAGCAACGGGTGGTTCAGGTGGTGGAGGTTCTAGTGGAACTGGAACTGGAGGAAACGGAAATCCAGGCACAGCTAACTTAGGCGGAGGCGGTGGCGGTCCAGTTTCAATTAATGCTGGAACATTTGACCGTGGCGGTAACGGCGGCTCAGGCGTAGTCATTATCTCCTATGTAGGCGCACAACAATTCGGTGGTGGTATCGTCACATCTAGTGGCGGTTCGACTATTCACACATTCACTACATCTGGCACATTAAGCCCATTGTCTTCATTATCAGCAAGTTATTTAATCGTAGCTGGCGGTGGTTCAGGTGGTGTTTACTACGGTGGTGGCGGTGGCGCTGGCGGTCTGTTGGCTGGCTCTGGTGTAACTATTGACACAAACTCTATCTATGTAGTCACCGTTGGTGCTGGCGCTGCTGCTGCGGTGGTTACTGGAAGCGGTCTTGCTGGGAACAATGGGGCAAATTCATCATTTAGTGCATACGCAACCGTAGCAGTAGGCGGCGGTGCTGGTGGTTATGTAAACGTAGACGCCGCTACAACAGGAGGCTCTGGAGGCGGTGCTGGTGGTAGTTCTGGTAGCGTATTTTCTGCTAAAGCAGGAACATCGGGTCAAGGTAATGCTGGTGGAACAAACGGAACAATTTCTTCTCCATACCCAACAGGCGGTGGTGGTGGTGCAGGTGCTGTAGGTGCTAATGGTGCAGGTAGTCAATCAGGTGCTGGTGGAGCTGGTACAGCATCATCCATAAGTGGAACAAGTGTTACATATGCTGGTGGTGGAGGCGGAGGTGGTACTCCCCCTGGATCTGCTGCTGGAGCTGGCGGTAGTGGTGGTGGAGGTGCAGGTAGCACTGGTTCGGCAAATGGAACCGCTGGAACAGCTAACACTGGTGGTGGAGGTGGTGGCGCTTCTAGCAATGCAGTTTCAACTGCTAGTGGTGCAGGTGGCTCAGGCATTGTAATCATCTCCTACGCTGGCTCTACTCAGCAAATGGCTGGCGGTACAGTTACTGTAGCTGGCGGTAATGTAATCCACACATTCACATCAAGCGGATACCTTGCCCCAATATATAGTGCAAACAACTCCCTACGCTTTCGGTCTAGTGCGTCTGCTTATCTAAACAGAACTCCTTCAGTAGCATCAAATCGCAAAACTTGGACATGGAGTGCATGGGTTAAGCGTGGTGGGTTAAGTTCAAACCAATCTTTGTTTGCGGTAAATAATAATGGTGCTGATTATCAAGAGTTTCGGTTCCAAGATTCCAATACTTTGCGGTTAATTTTAGATGCTGCTTCTTTGAACTATGCGGTAGAAGTTCCAACAGTTGTATGGCGTGATGTTTCTGCTTGGTATCACATTGTTTTGGCAGTAGATACCACACAAGCAACAAGCACAAACCGAGTCAAAATTTATGTTAATGGAATTCAACAAACTGTTACTGCCCTCAGCGGTTTCAGTCTTCCAGCACAAAATTTTGATACCTATGTAAACGCAACACTGCCTCACGCAATAGGTAATTTTAACTACCTCAACTCGTTATATTTTGACGGCTACATGGCTGAGGTCAACTTCATTGATGGTCAAGCCCTAACACCAAACAGCTTCGGCACATCTAACGGACTCGGTGTATGGCAACCTATCCGCTACGGTGGTAGCTACGGTACTAATGGATTCTATTTGCCGTTTACTGGTGGTTCGTCTTTCTATGGGTCATTTAATGGTTCAAGCCAATATTTACAAGCAACACTTCCAGCAACGTTGTCTGGTGCGTTTACTTTAGAGTTTTTCCTATACAGAAGTGGAACAGGAAATCAATTTTGCTTTACTTTAGGTGATAGCAACACAAGCACTGGGCTTGAGTATTACATTGGCACAACTGGTACCGTTAACAATGTTTATTCTTCCAGCTCCCAAATTTCAACCTCGTCAAATGTTCCAGTAGCAAATGCGTGGAATCATGTGGCGATTACTAGAGACTCTAGCAATGTGGTTCGCCTATTTGTTAATGGAGTGCAAGCAGGTGGTACATGGACAACCACAGCTGCGTTTTCTAGCACACTAAGAATTGGTGTTGAGTTTTTTAGTAGCTCAATTACTGGATACGTAAACGGCGGTTTGTCTAATTTCCGTGTAGTAAATGGAACCGCTCTTTATACCAACACCTTTGCACCCCCAACAAGCGCATTGACCGCTGTTTCTGGCACAGCAATACTGACATTGCAAAGCTCAACTATTATTGATAACAGTGGTAATTCGTTGTCAATTACAAACAATGGCACTGTAACAACCAGCCAAGCGTATCCGTTTACCATGTTAGGCAATCAGTCAAAAGATTACAGCCCACAGGGTAACAACTGGACAAACAACAACATTGGCGTACTAGCTGGCTCTACACTAGACATCATGACCGATGTGCCTACGCTGACAAGTGCTACTGCGGCTAACTATGCTGTATTAAATCCGTTAAAAACAAACTCGTCAACCTGCACACTTTCAGATGGAAATTTAAAGGCAACATTTCCTAGTGGCGCTGCTGGCGGCATCGCTATGTCAACCATTGGTGTATCAAGCGGTAAGTGGTATTGGGAGCTGACTGTTGGCGGTACTGATGGAGCGACTCAACCTAAAAGTGGAGTTATCCCTGCAAGCACATTTACTGAATCGTCATCATCACTAGATGTAGGAACATACGGATATGTTTATGGTAGAGATGGTGACAAGACTATTTTAGGAACAAAGTCAGCATACGGAGCATCGTTTACTACAAACGATATTATTGGGTATGCGCTTGACATGGATGCGGGAACTCTTGTCTGCTATAAAAACAATACATCACAAGGAACGCTTGCTTCGGGCATATCTGGAACAATTGCGCCAGCTTTAACGGCATACAACGGATATTCACAAACTATTAACTTCGGTCAACGCCCATTTGCCTACACCCCACCAACAGGCTTTGTAGCACTAAACACATTTAACTTAACTACTCCTACGATTGGTGCTACTGCGGCTACAACAGCGAATAAGTATATGAATGCAGTTACTTATACTGGAACTAGTGGAACGCAATCAGTAACAGGTGTTGGTTTTCAACCTGATTTTGTATGGATAAAAAATAGAACCAGCACACTTTCTCATGTATTACAAGATGCTGTGCGAGGCACAACTGCTTATTTAGTTTCAAATGCTACAACAGCAGAAAACACAAACACTGCAAGTAATTGGTTTAGGTCTTTTAATTCTGATGGTTTTACTGTTGCAACATTAACCGACCCTGGCGGTGTATCAACAAACGAATGGAATAATACTGGCTATAACTATGTTAGTTGGAACTGGAACGCTGGTGGCTCAAACGCAACCAACACATCAGGCACGATTACTTCTACCGTAAGAGCCAATACAACTGCTGGATTTAGTATTGTTACTGGAACAACATTAGCATCAGGTACTCTTTCTTATGGGCATGGATTAGGTGTGACTCCAGCAATGGTTATTTATAAATCAAGGGCTACTGCTGGACAAAATTGGTGGGTGTGGCATCAATCATTACCAAATGCGGCAACTGGTAGAGCTTTGCAATTAAATACCACTAGTGCTGAAGTAGCAGGGGCTTATTTTGGTACACCAGCTGTTTCTTCTTCAATAGTTACACTTGCTGCCGCAGCACTTAACAGCGATTCTTTTGTTTCTTATGTTTTTGCACAAATCGCTGGATACTCTGCATTTGGCTCATACACAGGTAATGGTTCTAGTGATGGTTCGTTTGTGTTTACTGGATTTAGACCTAGGTATGTGATGATTAAGCGTACAAACACTACTGGAGATTGGATTGTTTACGATTCCGCAAGAAGCACTTATAACGGCATAACTTCTGAAATATATCCAAACCTTAGTAATGCAGAAGATAACAGCAGTGTAGATTTAGATTTTGTATCAAATGGAATTAAATTACGCAACAGCGGATCTGGAGTAAATGCTTCAGGCGATACCTACATATACGCTTGCTTTGCCGAATCACCCTTTAAATACGCTAACGCTCGATAGGAAAAAACATGGCACACTTTGCAAAAGTCGAAAACGGTTTAGTAACTCAGGTTATCGTTGCCGAGCCAGACTTCATTTCAACAGGCGCACTGGGAGACCCAGCATCTTGGGTACAGACTTCTTATAACACCCATGCCAACCAGCACCCAGAAGGAAGACCGCTGCGTGGTAACTACGCTGGTATAGGTTATACATACGACAAACTTAATGATGTGTTTATTGCACCCCAGCCATTCCCAAGCTGGATTCTTAATATTGGCACATGGACATGGGAAGCCCCAGTACCGTATCCAAACGATAACAAACGCTATTCGTGGCAAGAGGTAACAGTATCTTGGGTAGAAACCGAATGAAAGCAACTTACGAAGCTCAAATAGTTGATGGTTTAGTACAACCTAAACATGAAGTAGAAGTGGTTTGTGCTGCGTGTGGGTATGACTTAGATGCGTCTGAGTTAGAGGCAGATACTTGTGCCGATTGCAGTGCGCCCTTGAACTTAAAACAACATATTTCTATCCATGCTACATCTGTTCCAGCCGCTGGCGGAGAGGTATTTTAAATTGAGATATGGTGGACGAACTCGGACTATCGGCTGGAGCCAAAGGTATCAGCGAAGGGATTAAGACTGGCAGGGAAGCTGGTCGTGAGATCGGCAAGAACATTGAAGAGATACAGAAAGAAGCGGTAGATGTTGCAAGGCAGCAAACTCAAGCAAAGATTCGTGAGCGTAGAGAAGCAGAGTTTAGGAAGGAACGGGCAATATTTAAAGCCCTTGATGAGTACCGACACCGTAAGCAAATATCGGAAGAGGAGTACAAGTTAAGGGTGGAGTTTATAAAGAAGTACGGTACTAAAGAGTGGGACAAAGTAATTCAGATTAAGAATGAGATTGAGAAGATAGAAAAAGCAGACAAAGAGTACTTTGATGCTGAGTTGTCAAAGGTTAGATGGGTGCAGTTCTGGTGCTTTATGGCAGCTGCTTGGATTGCTTATTTTATAGTATGGGGGTCTAAAAGATGAATATGCAAGACGTACTAAAGGCGGTTATTCCGATCTTGGTAGCCTGTATAGCATGGCTACTCGGTCAAGTATCCTCATTTCAGACCCGCCTAACCCAGATTGAAGGCAAGATGCCAGCGTTGATTACCTCTGAAGGCATACCAACAGACAGTCCAATATCTGCCGAGCGTAGGGCAAAGATGCGGGAAGAGCTGTACAAAGAACTCCATGACCTCCATGTGCGGGTCAAACTCTTAGAAGAAAGAGGAAAAAAATGATTACCCTATTTACTACCCTTATTTCGTTCCTATCGGGCGGACTACCTAGCTTACTGGGGTTTTTCCAAGATAAGTCTGACAAGAAGCATGAGCTGGAGATGGCTCGTTTGCAGACCGAACGGGAACTACAGATGATGGAGCGTGGTTTTGCAGCCCAAGCCCATGTAGAAGAGATTAAGACCCAGCAAATAGAGATGCAGACTCAAGCACAAGAAAGAGCGTCTTTGTACGCTCACGACATCGAGATTGGCAAGGGTGCTTCCCAGTGGGTTACAAATTCACGGGCTATGGTTAGACCAGCCATTACCTACGGTATGTTCATCATGTTTATGTTTGTAGAACTGTTTGGGTTCTGGTTTGCCTTCCATCGGGAAGTGCCATTTGACGTAGCGTTAAACCTCCTATGGGATGATGAGACCCAGATTATCTGGGCAAGTATTGTTTCTTTCTGGTTCGGCACACAGGCATTTAAGAAGTGAAAGTAAGCGATAAAGCTATCAAAATGATTAAGCACCATGAGGGCGTTCGCCAGCGTCCATATCGCTGTCCCGCAAAATTGTGGACGATTGGTGTCGGGCATGTACTATACCCACGGCAAGGTGCTTTAAAAATAGACGAACGGGATGCCTACCAACTGGAATATAAAGATGACCGTACCTTTTCTATGGAGGAAGTAGATGACATTCTTAGAGACGATCTTAATCGCTTTGAGCGAGGTGTTGAACGCTTCTGTCCTGTCAAGCTCACTCAAGGTCAATTCGATGCTCTTGTATCTTTTAGCTTTAATGTTGGTCTGGGAACACTACAGCGCAGCACCCTCCGTCAGAAGGTTATTCGGGGCGAAATGGAAGAAGCG